TGTAATATTAGATGATCATAGTGATGAACCTTTTCTTAAAAGATTAAATTCTATTTTGTCAGATTGTAATTTTCCATATGAAATACGACACTTAGAAACACGTGGGATAATGCCAAGTATTCTCGCATGTTATGAATATGGTAGAGATAAGGGTAAAGATTTAGTTTATTTTGCACAAGATGATTATCTTTATTTTGAAACGTGCATGTATGAAATGCTAGATGCATATTTTAGATTTAGTGAAAAATCTAAATTACCTGTCTGTATATATCCATTTGATGATCCATATAGATACGGAATACCACCTGATAGACAACCATTAGTGTCAGTGCATTTAGGTATTAAGCGTCATTGGAGAACCGCGTTTGGCACTGCGAGTTGCTTTATGGTAGATCATCCAACGCTAAAGAAAAATTTTGATTTATTTGATGCTATGGGAAAACATGCAGTAGACAGTGTAATGGAAGATGAAACTATAAATAAACTGTTCAATGAAAGAGGATGTTTATTATTCACTCCTATTCCTAGCATAGCATTACATGCGCAAGCAGATACAGAAAAGGATCCATACATTGATTGGAAGGCACTATGGGATCAATTTGAAGAAGGGAAAACATGAAAAAAGTTTTTGTTAATGGTACATTTGATTTATTACATGAAGGACATATCGCTCTAATAAATTATGCAAAAAGTTTAGGGGATGAGGTTAATGTAGCAATTGATAGTGATGATCGGGTTAAACGATTAAAAGGGGAATCTAGACCTATTAATAATCAAACAGAAAGATCAACATTATTAATTAATTTAAAAGCAGTAGATAACGTATACATATTTGATACAGATGAAGAATTAGAATACCTAGTGTCACTACATGATGTAATGGTAAAGGGAAGTGATTACAAAGATAAACCAATCATAGGTCAAGATGTTTGTAAAGAACTAGTATTTTTCGATAGAATAGATGGATACAGCACAACACAAAAAATACAAGATATTGCTGATCGGGGATAATGGTGTTGATCAGTATCAATACGGAACAGTAGATAGGATTAGTCCAGAAGCACCTGTGCCCATAATAAACTATACACACACTATCACTAAGCCTGGTATGGCTGCAAATGTTAAAGATAATCTAGAGAAACTAGATTGTGTTGTTGATTTTATTCATGGCATAAAAACTTCTATTAAAACAAGAGTAATAGACTCAAGAACCAAACATCATTTGATAAGAATTGATCAAGATGCACCAAGTAGACCTGTAAAAGTTGATTATAAAACTATCAATAGTTACGATGCAATTATAATTAGTGATTATGAAAAAGGTTCAGTAACTTATGATCTGATAGAAAATCTACGCATTAACTATGCAGGTCCTATATTTATAGACACTAAAAAGACAGACTTAGTTAGATTTGAAGGCTGCTACGTAAAGATTAATCAAAAAGAATTTGATGCAGCCAAAACTTTCCCGTCAGATTTAATAGTTACCAAGGGAAATAAAGGTGCAACTTTTAAAGGTGAATTGATACCTGCGTTAAATATAGAAGCATTTGATGTATGTGGTGCGGGAGACACATTTCTTGCAGCATTGACTTACCAATACTGTAGTACCAAAGATATCATACAATCCATAAAATTTGCAATAAAAGCTAGTTCAGTTACAATACAGCACATAGGGGTTTATAGCCCTACACTGACAGAAATTGAGGCATTAGATGACAAGACTTGAAGGACATGTAGAAAAGGGTTGGGGAAATGAATTTATTTTTGCCACTAACGAACATTATTGTGGAAAACTACTAAACTTTAAAACTGATTCTAAATTTAGTATGCATTTTCACAAAGAAAAAGATGAGACATGGTTGGTATTGTCAGGTAAATTTTTGGTAAAATATATTGATTTAGCTGACGCATCACAGCATGAGGTAGAACTATTACCGGGTAATATTTGGAGAAATAAACCATTGTTCCCACATCAATTAATTTGTGTTGAGGAAGGTAGTCTCATAGAAGTTAGTACTGCGGATAGTGTTGAAGATAATTATAGAGTATTACCGGGCGATAGTCAAAATAAAACATGAAAATTTTAGTAACAGGACATAAAGGTTTCATTGGCAGTCATATGCTAAAAGCCTTGTCGGGGTATGAAATTATCACGTTTGAATGGGGAGAAGTTTTTCCTAATCTTGATGGAGTTGACACTGTGATACATATTGGTGCAATCAGCAGCACAACTGAAACTAATATTGAAAAAATAATGACAAGAAATTATGATTTTAGTTGTGATCTGTTGGATACCTGTTTAGAACGTAATATTAATTTTCAGTACAGTAGTAGTGCAAGTATATATGGACATAAAGAAGAATTTAAAGAAGATAGTCCTGTTGATCCAAGAACTCCGTATGCTTGGAGTAAATATATGTTTGAAAGATATGCTGCTGAAAAATACGAACTAGCTAAACAAAAAAACATTAGCATACAAGGTTTTAGATACTTTAACGTTTACGGTGACGGAGAAGAGCATAAAGGGGGTCAAGCCAGTCCTTATACACAGTTTTTAAAACAAGCTAACGAAACTGGAGAGATAAAGGTATTTGTTGACAGTCAAAATTATTTGCGTGATTTTATTCACGTAGGTAAAGTAGTTGAAGTACATAAGAAATTTTTAAGTATAAAATCTAGAGGAATTTATAATGTTGGAACAGGATCTGCACGTAGTTTTATGGAAGTAGCAGCAATTATAGCCACACAAACAGGTGCGACAATCAAAGAAATTCCAATGCCACAAGAACTAATTCACAGCTACCAAAAATATACTTGTGCTGATTTAACTAAACTAACAACAACAATAAATGAACATTTTTCAACTTGAGTATGAAACAAGATTACAAAGCTGGCACGATCTTAAAGAAGATGTTAAACTACACGATTTAAAATCTAAAGTAATAAAAATTGATAATTGGTGGCAAAATGCACCCACAGTCAATCATTATCTCCATATAAAGGACACACAAAATTGGCCCGATCCTTGGGAACTTTTGGTAGAAAATTTATATTGCAATGTTGCTAAAGCTTTAGGAATATGTTATACTCTATACATGACTGGGGAAAAAAAATTTAAAATGGTTACTGCAACGGATCAAATGGGAAACGATGTGGTATTGGTATTAGTAGACGATACATATGTTTTAAATTATTGGCCTAACACGGTAGAGACAAATAAACTGTGCGATTTTACTATAAAAGGTGAAATTACCATTGAAAAACAATTGGAAAGACTAGCATAATTTACTAGGCAAAGTTGTAGTCTAGGGTGATACGCAAAATATATATGTAGTTAATTCTAACCAATTAGTTAAATATCTAATCACTTCAAAAACACAAATAACAATAATATAGGCAAATACATGAATATAAACGTAATAAAAAGAAATGGGGAATCAGTTCCGCTAGACATAAGCAAAATTCAAAGACAAGTCGCATACGGGTGTAAGGGAATAGATAATGTAAGCCCTAGTATGATAGAAATTAAAGCGCAAATTCAACTACATGATGGAATTCATACAGAAACAATAGATGAGCTACTGCTGAAAGCAATGGTAGACCTTATTGATGAGAGTGAAAATAAAGATATTAATGATGTAAACTATCAATATGTGGCAGGTAGACAAAAAGTTTCAATGCTACGTAAGGAAGTTTATGGTCAATATGAGCCGCCTTCGTTATATGAAATAGTAAAGAAAAACATAGAACATGGTATGTATACACATGAATTACTAGATTGGTATACAAAAGAAGAATGGGATATCATTGATTTGTTCATTGATCATAGCAAGGACGAAAACTACACCTATGCGGCTATCGCACAATTGGCAGAAAAGTACTTGGTGCAAAACCGTGCTACAGGACAAATCTTTGAAACCCCACAGGTGCGTTATGCAATTGCTGCCGCCACTGCTTTTCACAACGAACCTAAGGAAAAGAGGCTAAAGTATGTTAAAGAATATTATGAGTGTGCTAGTGACGGGCACTTTACATTGGCAACGCCGGTGCTGGCAGGCTTGGGCACTACTACAAAACAATTTAGTAGTTGTGTCCTTATTAGTAGCGATGATACTCTTGATTCAATTTTTGCGGCTGGTGAGATGATGGCTAAGTATGCCAGTAAACGTGCTGGCATAGGATTAGAAATAGGTCGTATACGTCCACTGGGTGCACCAATTCGCAATGGCGAAATTAAACATACAGGTATGATTCCATTCTTAAAGAAATGGTTCGGTGATTTACGTAGTTGCAGTCAAGGTGGTGTGCGTAATGCGAGTTGCACAGTTACATTTCCTATATGGCACTATCAGTTCGAAGATTTAATAGTCCTTAAAAATAATCAAGGAACAGAAGAAACACGTGTTCGCCAAATGGATTACAGTGTTGTAGTGAACAAAATGTTTTGGAATCGTTACAAGCGCAATGAAAACATTACATTATTTGATCCACACGAAGTGCCGAATTTATATGAGGCATTTTATAGTGACACAGAAGAATTTGAACGTTTATACACAATGTATGAACATAAAAAAGGTTTGCGCAAGAAAGTTTTACCAGCAGTAGAAATATTCAAAAACGGTATATTAAAGGAACGTACAGATACAGGTCGTATCTATCTAGTAAACATTGATAATGTAATTAATCAAGGTCCGTTTGATACTAAAGTTGATCCAATATATCAAAGTAATCTTTGTCAGGAAATACTACTACCCACAAAACCATTTCAGAGAATTGAAGATATGAATGGTCGTATCGCTCTCTGCACATTAGGTAGTGTAAACTGGGGTGCATTTAAAAATCCACAAGACATGCGAAAAGCCTGTAGAGTACTTGTGCGCAGTCTAAGCAATCTCCTAAGCTATCAGGATTTTTTAAGTGTACAAAGTAAATTGGCAAATGAAGATTTTGAGCCGTTGGGTGTTGGTATTACTAATCTTGCCTATTGGCATGCAAAACGCCACTTACGTTATGGTACAGATGAAGCACTAGCAGAAGTAAAACGTTGGATGGAACATCAAGCATATTATCTTACTGAAACTAGTGTTGAGTTAGCACAAGAGCGAGGTGCGTGTAAGAACAGTAGTCGTACTTATTACGGTCAAGGCATTTTTCCTTGGGAGCGTAGAGCAGAAGGTGTGAATGAATTAACTGACTTTAGTCCTAGTATGGATTGGGAATCATTGCGTGAAAAATTAAAACAATATGGAATACGCAATGCAACATTAATGGCAATTGCTCCTGTAGAAAGTTCCAGTGTTGTTTTGAATAGTACGAATGGGATTGAGCTACCTATGGAATTAATCAGTGTTAAAGAAAGTAAAGCTGGTAGTTTTGTACAAGTAGTTCCAGAATATAAACGATTAAAGAACCGTTATCAATTGATGTGGGAACAAAGTGATTGTATAGATTATTTAAAGACTAGTGCTGTATTGGCAGCATACGTTGATCAAAGCATATCAACTAATACGTTTTATAATCCTGCATTTTTTGCAGAAGGTAAAGTAAGCGCCACACTAATCGCTAAAAATCTCATGCTCGCATATAAGTGGGGATTAAAAACAATTTACTATAGTCTTATCAACAAGATGGGTTCTAAAGCGGGACTAAAAGAAGATAATGTTATTGAGTTTACAAAGTTAGAGCCACTTGAGGATGAAGAAGCTTGTGAGGCTTGTGTACTATAATGGCGCATTTAGTTGGAGCGATACCGCCTGTCCATTGTTATATACGTAAAGAATTTCTTTATGATTTTGAAAAGGGCCATGGGGAGTATGAATCTTGCATATGGGTTAGTATTAAAAGCATACGAGGACAAGCATTTAGAATTGAAGCATACTTACCCAATTATGGAGCACTTTATGACAAATTACCTCTCAATGCGTTTGTATCACGCACAGAGGATATTGACCCTAAACAGTTTTTATCTTTAGATACATTACAAATTTGGGATTGTTTTAGTTACGATTTTACTATTATACAAAAGCCGTTTCTAAGAAATTTATCTGCAAAATTTTATGCTAAAGATAAACAATTTTATTCTGGTAACTACATGTTCACCGTAGATCATTCAGCACCAGACTTTAACATCATAGATACAAGTTATGCAGAATATCCAGAAGATCACAAAAGTTTTAATTTTATAGAATTAGATAATGGACAATACGCTGCGCAACCGAACAATCGTTGTCTATTTTTTGATGCAGCAAGTAATCCAAAAGAATTAAAGTTTCCTGATTTTAGAGTTTGCACGAAAAAATACGTTGTTGAACAAAATCCAAAATGGAGTTTAGGAGACACAAACACAGTTATGTATGAAGAGGATAATAATGAGTAAAGAACAATATAATTTAACAAAACAAACTAACTATTTGAAACGCACTATGTTTTTGGATCCCGAAGGTCCTGTAACAGTGCAAAGATTTGAAGAAGTTAAATATCCAAAAGTTGCTAAGTATGAAGAAACTGCACGTGGTTTCTTTTGGGTACCAGAAGAAGTAACATTAACGAAAGATAAAATTGACCACAAGGAGGCAAGCGATGCTGTTAAGCATATCTTTACTAGTAATCTTCTCCGCCAGACGGCTCTCGACAGCATACAAGGCAGAGCGCCAGCACAAGTATTCGGACCAGTAATTAGTATACCAGAATTAGAAGCATTAGTTAATAACTGGAGTTTCTTTGAAACTAATATACACAGCAAGTCATATAGCCATATTATTCGTAATGTATATGGTGTACCTAAAGAAGAATTTAATAAAATACATGATACAAAAGAAATAGTTGAGATGGCAGCAAATGTAGGTAGATATTATGAAAAGTTGCATCAACTTAACTGTAGTAAAGAAACAGGGGCTATTGTATCAGAGGATGAACACGTTAAAGCTATTTGGTTAGCATTAAATGCTAGTTATGCACTTGAAGCATTGCGCTTTATGGTTAGTTTTGCGACCAGTCTTGCAATGGTAGAGAATAGAATTTATATTGGTAATGGTAATATCATTAGTCTAATACTACAAGATGAATTACTACATACCGAATGGACAGCATATTTAATTAATCAAGTTACAAAAGAAGATGAAAGATTTGCAAAAGCAAAAATTGAATGCGAACAAGAAGTCTATAATATGTACTTAGAGGTGATCAAAGAAGAAAAAGATTGGGCTGAATATCTTTTTAGTAAAGGTGTTGTAATAGGACTAAATGCAGATATACTTAAAGATTTTGTAGACTGGACCGCTTTTAATAGACTTAAGGATATTGGTATTAAGTATTTAGAAAATCACCCAAAAACAAGTCCTATTCCATGGTTCAATAAACATGTGAATATCAATAAAAAGCAAACTGCTTTACAAGAAAACGAAAGTACAAACTACGTAATTGGTGTAATGAGTGACACAGTAGATTACGATGCATTACCAGTTTTATAAGAGGAAAAAATGAAAGCAATAGTTTGGAGTAAGGACATGTGTCCTTTTTGTGATAAAGCCAAGGCTTTACTGAAGCTTAAAGGTATTGAATACGAAGAAAGAAACATAACTAAAGACTGGTCTAAGGATCAGTTGTTAGAAGCAGTACCTAATGCACGTACAGTGCCACAGATATTCATCAATGAGGAATTAGTTGGTGGATATACAGAATTACATAGAAAATTAATGGGATAAACATGGATCTTAACATAAATGAAGTATATTCGTTCAAATTAAATAGCGGAGAAGAATTAGTCGCCAAAGTAATAAAAATCACAGATAATACCGTTGAAATCAGTGAGCCTGTTAGCATTGCTCCTAGTCAAAAGGGCATAGGAATGGTTCCTAGCCTATTTACTACAGATATGAACGGTCATTTTAGACTAAATATTAATAGTGTCGCAATTGTTGCAGACACTAATGAACAAGTAAAGGTAAAGTATATCGAGGCTACTACCGGTATTACAGTACCAGAAAAGCAAATTATATTAGGATAAGGATGCCACAATTAAGTAGAAAAGGTGATACAGATCAACCAGGCGGAGCTATAATGCGAGGCGCTGGAACTGTATTTGCGAATGGTATACCAGTTGGCTTACATGTAAGTCAAATAACACCACACGCACCATATGGACCACCTCACCCGCCACACGCGGCAGCAACCACAACAGATGGAAGCCCAACTGTTTTTGCTGAAGGTTGTCCTGTGCTTAGAGTCGGTTCAGGAAATAGCTGCGGACATAGTATCGTTCAAGGTAGTCCTGACATATTTTGCCCATGAGTCTACAAGGTTTACAAACACCCAACAGTATCAATCTAATCGCTCAACTTCTTGCAAGCACTGGTTTAAATATCAACTCTACTGCTGCAGGATTTATGGGTTCAAGTACAGCAGAAGCTAATTATACAAAAGGTACTATTGGATCAAACACAGTATTAAACAGATTAATTGATTCTATCAATTTAGCTTATGGTAAAATAGGCACTAATGCAACAACACAAGTAAGTCAAGCAGTTTATGATTCATTAATATCAATTGGTAGCTCAACTATTCCTGCATTAGGAAATAGTAAACCGGCAACATATACTGGCACTGTATCTAATTCATTATCTAGATACGGCTTTATAAGATTTCCTGCACTACAAGCATATAATGAATTTGTAGTTAATGGTGGCACTTATAAAGATTTTTGTTTAAGTTTTATCACTGCAATCTCCTTTAGAGATAGCACAAATCCAACTATAAATTCTATTGCTAATAGCGCAAATTACCTACAAGGTGTTTATAGTAATATGAATGATCTTGTTACTGCTGATATTACTGGTGTTAATATATCTACATTATATTGGGGACAAGACTTAATTGAAACAGGTAGAGCCATTGATTTATCAAATATAGATGTATTTGGATTACCTAGTGTCTTACTCAAGACATTACAGAGAAATAATGCTATATCTCAAGCATTATCTTATGCTTTAATTTTTAGTGAATTAACTACTACAGAAGTTAATAACTTTATAAACGGTGGTGAAATATCAAATGCGCAAGAACAAAAAATTTATAATGCATTTACATTGATAACTGGTAATGATTTAACTGACATTTTAATTCCATTAAACGTACAAACTACTGGCTTACGAACTTTAGCAGATTTGCTAAACCCTATAAAATTATTTCCAACTAGTTATGCAAGTTTAACAGTTCCTAGATATAACACAACAACTTCAGCAGCAAATAGTAAAATTTATTATCCCATATACTCAAGTGGTGCAATAAATCCAAATGTAAGAATTTTTAATTATGGAGATTATTTAATATCAATTTTACCTGATGATGTGCGAGTTGCATGCGGTGCTTTTGCAACTGCAATGATGCAAATACGAAATATTAAAAATGTACCAATAGAAAGATTTGCACAGGTAGTAACTAATTTAGAGACAATGGATGGACTTACAGGAGTCAATGGTGCAAACGGTAGTCCCGTCACTTCAAATATCACCAATGCACTTACATACATAGCATTTGGATCAGGTACGAATGGAACATATTTAGCTACTGACTTTTTTGGTGCAATGACTGGATTGAATTATAATTATTCACGTATACAACAACTGTTAATACAGTTGGCAACTAGTAATCTATCTACGATTTATACTAATATTTTTAACAAATTGTCTGGAGCCGGACCATATAATACTGATTTAACAACATACATAACACAAGCTAATACCGAAATCACCACTATTAGAAATAACAATACGGCAGCAGCAACAGAATTAAACACATTATGGAGCCAAATAGGCACAAACTTAACGAAGGAAACAGCATCAAGGGCAGCAGCACTTCCTTCAAATGCAACGTCTACAATCACTTCAGTACTTTCATTTGTAGACAATATAAATTTCTATGCTCTAGACACAGCACAGTATCAATCTTCTGCAGTCCTAGAGGCCATAGCAAATACAACTAACTTAGGAGGACAAAGTTTAATAGCATTAATGCGTGAAATTAGAAACGCAAACAGGTTAGGATTGTGTGGGTTAGAACTTGACAATAACATTAGTAATAGTCAGACCGTAACTCCGCAAACCTCTATAGGGAATGTAACAAGAGTGACAGGTGCAAGTAATATACCTGGAAGTTTTGCTGGATCACCAGAAACTGATCTCGTCCCTTTCAATTTAGACATATTTAATATGTCTACATCCGTCTCAGTACCAACACAAACTCCAAGTCAAGCGTTACAAGAAGTAATAGATTGTAACTGCGACTGCTGGGACAATCTTTGAATTGTGATCTTAACTTAATAATAAGTTAAAACCAAAATTCTTGTCTTTTAATAGAACATAGTGTATACTATCGTTCGGAAAGGAAATTTTATGAAACTAATAACTTTTTTACGCAATCCGCGTGTAGAAAACGTACTAGCAGCAATTTTAATTTTTATTTCTGCCGTTTTAATTATGGCTAACAAGGAAGTAATTTTTGAAGAGGAAGAACAGCAGCAAGAAGTTGCTGTGGCTAAACCTAAAGCCAAACCAGTAGACCAAAAACAACTAAAATGTTTGGCTACAAATATATTTTATGAGGCAGGCAGTGAACCTGAAAAAGGTAAACAAGCTGTTGCAAGAGTTGTGATGAATCGTGTTAATCATGGATTCGCACCTAACCCATGCTCAGTTGTGTATCAGGTTAGTACTATAATGATTCCAATTAACAATGACCCTGAAATTGATGAAGGACACAAAAAGGTAAAATTGTGCCAATTTAGCTGGGTGTGTGAAAGTGATCGTCGCCCATTAAATGTAAATGATCCTAGATACAAACAAAGCGAAAGAATAGCATATAATGTATTAGCATATGATTCTTATAAGGATGTTATACCTAGTACAGTATTGTTTTTTCATAACTTATGGGTAAACCCTATGTGGCCTTATAGAAAGGTCGCACAGATTGGTAATCATATTTTTTATGAAAAACCAAAAAAGAAAGTGCAAAAGCAACCGCAAGTATTAGCAAAAGCTTAATATGAAACTACAACCTTCGGACCCCGATAAACACCATAGCTTAACATATCCTATGGACATCGGGGCTCCGAAGTTTGAACTTGTCCCAGTAAAAAAACAAAAAGATTTAATGCTGAATGCAGCAAGAATGTATGCTCAGCAAGAATATAATAGAATTATGGAGCTTGTTAGTGTATTACAAAAACAAGCAGAAGAATTAAAACGTAGATTAGATGTAACAGATATGGTTCACGCTGCAGAATATAAATTTCAAATATTCCACGGTCAAATATATTGGCTAGCATTTGATAGTAGTATACAAAACACTGTGTTATTGCATAGTGGTCCAGAAGAATGGACTACAGGGGCACCCGATAAATATGAATATATATGTCGAGTGCAATATTTAGGAGACCATACTTGGATAGAGGTTTTCAATGAAGAAGTTAGCTACAAATAAAGATCGTCAAGAAAATTTAAAAAGAAAGATAGCAAAGATTCCTAAAGATGCTTCGGCTGGAGACACACTAGCTGAGTTTTACACCAATTTCTTAAGTCAAAAAGAGCAACAGGAACTTGATCCTGAATGGGCTAAAAATAATTTAGAATATGATTTAAGAGCAAGCGAATACATTGTAGAAAAATGTAAGGACGAGTACTACGCTCAAAATATCTACGCTGCATTGTGTAACAATGACTTTCGTAAAAACGAAGTTATACCTATACTAATGGAAGATAGTTGGAGTTGCAGCTGGAGATACGCAGGCGGTATTGTCGCTGACTTGCGTGGGGAAGGTGATTACTTAGATTGGTATTGCAC